AGAGAGGTCACACTTACACCGTCAGGGATGGGATTAAATGGAGTTACATTCCCAAGTGCTGCGTTAGACGTAAATGGAGAGATAGAGGTTACTGACGGTTCCAGAACTATGCAATTAAATGAAGATGGTCTGCTTACTACGGATGGCGTTCTAAGATTTGTAAACGCATTAGGCGGATATACCACTACATACACAACAGGTTCGACTGCTGCTGCTTTTAGCGGACAGACAACGATATCTGGCTTTGATTATTTTCTGTTAAATGGAGGCACATTAGAGGCTGCAAAAGACCAAGATTACTTTGAGCTTAAATACCAAGACCATGATGGTGCTACGCATAGTTCTTTCACTTGGGATGCGACTTGGAGATTTTATGAGGATGGCTATTTTCATACAGACGCAGGAATAGTTCACCTCAACGATGAAGATACTTTCTTTAAATTTACGAGTAATAAGATACAGACATACGCAGGTAATTCAACATATCCAAAAGCTACATACAATGTCAGTGGTGTAACTTTTAATGAAAGTAAAATTTTATCTAATAATTTTAGGGTTAATGGAACACTCGATTATATGATATTCGGAGATGCAAGTGCCAATAAAGTAGGAATATTTGAAGGTAGTCCAAGTGCAGAACTTGATGTGGTAGGAGATACAGAGTTGAATGGTGATTTAGAGGTAAATGGTGAGGTTACTTGGAGTGAGAGAGCGTTAGGAAGGATTAACTCAAATAACACAACTACAGACAGTGACGCTACACCAGACCTCGTTGTATTAGACGAAAGTATTATAAGTATAAACACTACGAACGATGTCACCGCCAGTAATTATAGCATTACTGTGGATAATACAGGTTATTATCAAATCAGCATTAGCGGAATTATGTATGGGTCAGGAGCAGGAGTCAGAGGAGTAGTTTATTTAGCCATAGGTGGTACTCCGGTTAATATTGATGAAAGTGATGATTTGGCACATGAAGGTGATGACCATATGAGTCACGAAGCTACATTTTATATGCAATTAACTGCTGGACAAGTTTTGACGTTAGAAATTGACAGAACAACCGCTTCAGGTTCTATGACTATAGACGAACCTTCTTTAGAAATAGTTAGATTAATGGGATATTAAAACAATAATATGATACGAGTAAAGACATCTTATGACAACAGACAAGGCTTCATTAAACTTGATTTCAGCGCAGTAGACATCTGTTCTGATGACAAAGTAGCGGAAGCACTTGAGATGCTATTAGAGACAGTCTCAGAGTCCTTTATGGAGCAAATACAGACAATAAAGGGAGGTGGTAATTTCCTATGCCCTGACCAAGAAATTAATTATGGAAATGATACAATAAAACAATAATTATACAATGAAAACAATAATGACACTTATGGCATTTGCATTCTGCTTATCAATGAATGCACAACAGGATAGCACTATTATTCTTGAAGTGCCTATTAAAGAAGCTATTAATAGTGAGCAATTTGCTAAGTACACGAGGTCTCAGCATTCGCATTTATACGAAGATGTTGCGGAGATGAAATTCACGAGAAGAGGAAAGGCGTTCTTGCTATCTGAGGCTGATACAAACGTGGTTTGGAAACCTGCCTTTGATGTGTGTTCTACTTGCTTTGAATTAAAATACAGAAAGTATTATATAAAGTTTTGGGACAAAGAGATACCAGTCATGGATAGCTTGGGCAATGTCATTGATTACAAGTTCAAGTCAGGCTTTGAGATAGTGGCAAGACCGAAGAGGAAATAAGTAATGATAGACACTATACTTGCATTCACTTTTCCGCCTGATAGTATCAGCTTACTAAGTGGGGTTGATATGTCTGATGGCATAAGCGTAGCATTGCTGATAGGCTTTGTCGGGCAGTTATTGTGGTATATTAGAGGTCAGATAGAAAATACGAGTAAAGAGCAAAAGGGTGGTTTCGACAATGAGAGAAAGCTATACGAAGCAAGGATAGATGAATTAAAGGAACAAAATAATAAACTGGAGGAGTCTAAGAATCAAATAAATTCAGAGCTTATACGCTTCATCAAGTCTATAAATTATGTTCCAAAACGTAAAATATCTAATGATGGAAGTTGTAAAGAATAGCGTTTACGACAAGGCATTAGTGAGGATAAGGAAAGGGTGCAATAAAATACTTAGCACCAAAAGTGCAGTTATTACCGAAGAAGCAATAGAGGTCATTGAGGTAATAACACAGATTTGCCAACAGAAGCTACAAGTAGAAAATAGTTAGGTCGTTTGACGCTATATTTTATTAATTAAAAATGATGTTTTGGAAGTAAAAATCGGAAGCATTGCTAAGTCATATATGAGGCTTTATCCCAATATGTCTAACCTTGAATTAGCAAAGAAGATTAATAAAGAGAATCCTGAATTATACTCAGATAAAGATACTCTTAAATCTATTGACAATATACGAGGAGTTATAAGGTATTACAAAGGACAAAACGGGGACAAGAACAGAGCTCAAACTGGGCATTTGAAGAAAGACTACTACGACCATAAGGATAGGTGCAACGAGATAGCGAGGAATAAAATACTTGGCAGGAATGACAAATACACCCCTGCTAAAATTCTGATTTTCGATATAGAGACAAGCCCTATGATGGCTTACGTTTGGAGGTTATGGAAGCAGAATGTAAGCTATAAGAATCAGTTAATATCTGATAGCTGGATGATGCTAACTTGGTCAGCTAAGTGGCTTTTTGAGGACAAAGTGATGGCAGACAAGATAACGCCTGATGAGATAAAGAGGGAGGATGACAAGCGTGTTATTTCGTCTCTGTGCGCTTTAATTGAGGAGGCGGACATAATAGTAGGACATAATAGTAGAAAGTTCGACATAAGACAAATAAATGCTCGTAGGCTAAAGCATGACTTGCCTCCAATGTTACCGTTTGAACACATAGATACTTACAGGGCGTCTAAGACGGCTTTTGACTTACCCAGCCATTCCCTTGACTACTTAGCCAAGTATTTAGGCGTAGGGCGTAAGATGGAAACTGGAGGTTTTGAGTTATGGAGGGATTGTATGGAGGGTAAACAGGAGGCGATAGATAAAATGGAGGCTTATAACATACAGGACGTAAAGATACAAGAGGAGGTCTACTTAAAGCTACGACCTTACATTAAGGGGCATCCAAACATAGGCTTCTATGTAGAGGATAATGTCCATGTCTGTCCTAAGTGTGGGTCAGACGATATACATTGGGAGGGAACGTATAGGACTTATATGAACGAATACGACACTTTTAGATGTAATGATTGTGGCTCTATTGGACGTTCACGGTTAAGCTCATTAACTACCGAACAAAGACGATTCCTAACCAAAGGACTGTAAAAAAAATATCTGCATATCATTTTTTAACCCCTATGGGCGTATGCTCGTGGGGGTTTTTGCTTTTAATTAATAAATGTGTTTTTTTATTTAAAATAAATATTTATATTTGTAAGGTATTTAATTATTAACTAAACAAAAACAAATAACATGAAAGAAAATTATTCAAATTACCCCAGTTACGAGGAAATGGTTGAGGACGCCCTTGCCTATATGGATGATGTAATGATTAGAGAAAAGGACGTAGTTGCTGAGGATGGAAAAATCCTTGTAGAGTTTCAAGTTTGGGGTCAGCCTAAAGGAGAGCTTGAAGAACAAATATTAACTTACTTTATATGCCCTGAATAATAGGGTTATCAAAACTGACAAAATGAAAAAATTAAGCATGATAGAAACGATAGAAGAAGCTATTGCCTTTGGAGAAAAGTCAATGCTAACATCATTACTCATTGACGGTCTAAAGTATGTGCAAGAAGACCCAACTATTAGCGGATTGGATTTATTAAACAAACTAAAAAACATTCAAGATGAAAAAAATTAACATTAAGGGAACTGACTACGTTCCAGTATCAGAGAGAATCAAAGAATTTAGGAGCAAGTATCCTGAGTTCCAACTGGTGAGCGAGATAGTATCACTTACAGAAACGGAGGTTATCTTTAAAGCATCTGTAATTAAAGATGGCGTGGCAGTAGCAGTAGGTCATGCGATGGAGGTAAAGGGCAGCACGTTTATCAATAAGACATCTCATATCGAAAATGCAGAAACGTCTGCTTGGGGTCGCTCATTGGCTTGTTTTGGAATTTTAGACGAGTCCGTAGCAAGTTATGAAGAGGTAGCTAATGCACAGGCTCAACAGTCTAAACAAGCGGAGACATTTAAGAAGGATGACAACAACATACCTGCGGATGTATTCCAAAAGGTAGGATTAAAGCTCGAGGCGGTTGATAACCTTGAAATGCTAAAGACGGCATATAAGGAATGCGAAGATGACATCAAGAAATACCCGCAAGTAAAGGCATTGTTTACGGCTAAGAAAATACTATTAAAATGATGAGCAGACCATTAGGAAGTATCGGTGCAAGTAGCATCGGTACTTTATTTACCAAGCAAGAACTAAAAGCTAAGTCAGCACAGTCTAAAGCACTTGAGTTGGCAGAGGAGTTGATAAACGGAGAGCGCAGAGACATTACTACTATTGCTATGCAGCATGGTATATTTAACGAGGAGGAGGCTTTTAACCTATGCGTTAAGCCGAATTGGGAGAATGCCAAATATCAATCCAGCGAATCCATACACATACAGGGCGAGCTATACGCTACTCCTGACGTGGTAGTACCTGAAGAGTGCGTAATAGACATTAAATGCCCATATACGATAGATAGTTTTTTTAAGAACTTTGAGAGCGTATCAAAGAATTATTTAGCGCAGTTACAATGTCAAATGTTGGCAACGGAATTACCAAAAGGAATTTTATTATTTTACCTTACAAGTACAAGGATAGACGAGTATGGCAATAAGATAGAATATGACATTCCTATTCAGGATAGGGTTAAATTGATAGAGATTCCAAGAGATGAGGAAATGTGCGGAGAGATAATAACGAGGGTGGATGGATTGATGGAGATGCGAGATACTATTTACAAGTACCTTTGTGATGCGGATTTAGTTGGTGATGTAGAGTTTTTCGATTTGCATAAATACAACAAAGTTACACGCTATAAGGACAAGTCAAACCTATTGGCTTGGGGTGGTAAGCTGGTGCGCAATGCAGGAACGTATTATACAATAGAGCCGAAATAATTAATTAATTAAATAATTAGATATGTATCAAAAAGTAATTTTAGTAGGAAACTTGGGCAAAGACCCTGAGACGGTGGCTACGGATAAAGCCAAAATAATTAAATTTCCTTTGGCAACTAATGAGAGCTGGAAGAACAATGCTGGAGAGTGGGAGCAAAAAGCAACTTGGCATAATGTTGTTATGTTTACCAAGTATGACGGTCAGGGCGATAATTTAAGTAAAGGTGCTAAGGTGTTTGTTGAAGGTAAGATTTCTAACTCAAGTTATGAGGATAAGGACGGTGTTACGAAGTACAAAAGCGAGATAGTGGCGCAGAGAGTTAGTATTTTGTCATCAGACGAAATATCAAAAACTGAAACGGTAGCCAGTAACGAGGTTATAGACCTACCGTTTTAACTTAACTTTTTCATGATGTTTGTTTTATGGTGGGGGCTTACGTCCCCGCCAGTTTTAAAAAAAAAGATATGGATACAATAATATTTAAAGATGGAAAGCCATTGGCTATAAAGTCGCCTAAGTGGAATGACTTGCACTCATATCACAGTCTTAGTGATGAGGAGAGGAGACAATTAATTAGGAAGGATTTATTCGAGTATAAACTTCAAGAGGAGCAAGATGACATTTATTTTAATAATTTAAAAAAAAGACTAAATGGAATACGGCAGTAAATGCACGGCAAAGGGATGCCGCAACGTACATTATGCTCTTGGTTTTTGTAAAAAGCATTACGCAGAAATAAGGCACTATGGGCATTTAAAAAATGACCCAACTTGTGTAGTATCTGATGACCGTCCAAAATGTAAGGCAGATGGTTGCGAGCGTTTAAAATATGCTAAGGGGTATTGTATGAAGCATTATCAGAGGGTTAGATTGTATGGCCATATTAATTATAGCCGAAAAGCGCATAAAAAAAGAACTGCAACTTTTATTAAATGTAAGACTAAGGGGTGTAAAAATAATAATTATATCAAAGGTTATTGTAAGAAGCATTGCGTGGACGTAATACCTGAAAATACAATTTATGTAAGTAAGAATAAAAATGGGATTGGGGAATTAGATATAGAAGTAAAAGGATGTTTTGTCAAATATACAAATGGAGGTTTATTTAAGGACGATACTGGTAATTATTGGATGCGGATGGATAATGGCATATACAAAATTATTGACTTAGTAGTAAGGGATAAGAAAGCTAAAATATTTGAATCAACAGACATTTTATCACACGAGAAAAGGGTTGCTTACGACAAGTATATTCCTAAGATTTATTCAACAAAATCATTAAGGCAATGATGGAGGTAATAAGGCACGTTTTGGGCTTGTGTGGTGAGCCTCACCCTAATTTACTCTTGGTCGGTGGCTCTGCTATTTTTAGCATCAGATATTTTTTATTTGTAATTAATGGATATATTCGTTCACGAATTAAGGAAGATAAGAATGGATAGAGACTTTAAAGGAGTATGGATTCCAAGACAGATATGGCTATCAAAGGATTTAACTTTACAAGAAAAGGTGTTTTTTGTTGAGATTAACAGTCTGAATAATGAACAGGGGTGCTATGCTAATAATAGCTACTTTGCAGAGTTCTTTAATTTAAGCAAGACGAGGGTCAGCCTTGTAATTAAAAGCCTGATTGATAAGGGTTATATTTCAAGTGAAATAGTGTATAAGCAAGGCACAAAACAGATAGAAAAAAGAGTGCTTAGAGTCATTGACCCCTATTTAACAAAAGTTAAAGACCCCTATTTAAGTAATGTTAAATACCCTATTTACGAAAAGTTAAAGGATAATAATACAGTTAATAATACAATTATTAATAATAAAAAAACAAGCAAAAAGGGAGAACGCTTTGAGCAATTTTGGAACACATATGGCAAGAAGGTGGACAAAAAGAAGGCACGGGAGCAATGGATAAAATTAAGCGAAGATGACATCAGGCAACTATTTTATAAATTAGAGGGGTGGCTAAAGAGCCATCCTGAATTAAAGTACCGACCGCATCCGATGAGATGGCTAAGGGATAGACGCTGGGAGGATGAAATAGAGCAAAGTAAGACATCAAATAGTATTAAATACCTATAAAATCAATTTTAAGGGCATTTACGCTTGATTTAAGCGACTTTAAATAAAAAGTTATACCAATACACCAAAAATAAAATTAAACGCATTAGAAACGATTTAAATGGATAAAGCAAAAACAGAAGGAATACGATTTGTGGAGAGGTCATTACTTGGGACGCTTGTTCTGAAGCCATCGCTTTACATAAACAATGAGAAGATTTTGTCTATTGCGTTATTCTCATCAGAAAAAAACAGGAAGCTATTTAAGATAATTACCGACTTGTATAGTAAAGATGAGGAAATAGATTACAATTTGTTAAGCAACCGAGTAGCGCAGGACATAGGCATAGATTATAAGACGCTGGATAGTAACTACCTTGCAATGGCAGACTCGTCAAAATTTGACGATTACTTAAAAGAGGTGGTAGAGTATTCCAAGAAAAGCACATTAAGTAAGGCAATAACAGAGGCGAAGGATGGACTGTTGGCAGATGAGCCAAGTGATATTATTAAAGCAAGGCTAATGACATCTCTTCAGGATAATGAAATAGAAGATGCTCAAACATTTCACGTATCAGAGTACATTAAAGATACGATGGATAGCGTTTACAAGGCCATGAAGTCTAATGGGTTGAGTGGAATAACTACTGGCATAACTAAGTTAAATGAGAGGAACGGGGGTTGGCAGGGTGGTGATGTTACAATTATAGCGGCACGAGCTGGGCTTGGTAAAACGACTATGGCAATGAATTTGGCATTAACGGCAGCGAGAGAAGGCAACCCAGTAGCAGTATTTAGTCTTGAGATGGGTGGAGAGCAACTATTGTTATTGTTGGCGGAGATAATAACTGGCGTAGAGACGGAAGACATAAGGGGAGGAAGAATAAACGAAGACCAAGTAAAAGCGATTGAGGAGGCTATGACTGAGGTTACTAAATTGCCTTTATTTTTAATTGGTGGCGCAAGACCGATAGAGGAAATAATTACAAAAATTAGATTTTTGAATAAGAGGGTAAACCTTAAAATGGTGCTTGTTGATTATCTCCAGCTCATACAAAGTGGCAAAAGAATGAGTAATAGGAATGCCGAAGTTGAACAC